ACACCTAAGACATCGAAGGAAGGTAAACTTTTAGATCCAGTTCTAATTGCCTTCAAAAAGAATTTCCGAGACGCTCATCCCGTTCCCGATGTTTCTTTACTTCAAGACTGTATGCATCAAGTAGTTCAATCTGTTCCCCACAGAAAGATCTGCCGAAAGCTCACAATTGAAGAAGCTGTTGGAGGAGTCAAAGGAGCTGAATACATCAAACCACTTGTTGCATCCAAATCCATTGGCTTCCCTGAAACCTTAGACCCTATCCCATCCAAACCTGGAAAAACACGAAATATGACTCTTGCCGATCAAGAGTGGAAACCCACAGAAAAATTTGTTGAAGAATTGGAACGTTTCCTCCAAATACTCGAACTTCCCCCAGAACAGTTTGACAACATTGATCTTAGTCTTGACACCTTCACTTGGATGCAAGACTCCCTTAAAGATGAGTTGCTCAACACACTCAAAATCTTTGCCAACGATGAATGGATCCTCGATCAGAGGATTTTCTCCGCCGCCAGAATGAAAGTTCTAGCCGCGTTCAAGATTTACTTTGGAGCCTACGCAGAGTGCGTTCGCTCCGACCATCTGAATGGAAATTCAGCTGTCGGAGTTGACGCAAACTCGGAAGGCTCCTGGCGAATCTTAATCGAAAAGCTAAGGGAAGTCCCCTCTAAACCTAGAGCAGGAGACTATAAAAAATATGACGCATCACTACCTCGTGAAGTTGGAAAAGCATGGTTCAAAGAAGTTGATGAATGGTACCAACGCGATCCACAATACACTATCAAAGATCGCAATGCCAGAATCAACCTCGAGAAACTTGCTCATAACACTGTACACATCATCCTCAATTTCGTCTATGTTACTGCCTTCGGAAATCCATCCGGAGTCTACACTACCACAGACGAAAATTGTGATGATAATATTTCAATCCAACTCTACACAATTATTAAATCTGCAAGAAAACATGGTTATTCCCTGACCCCCGCTCAGGCACTCAAGCTATTGAGAACCATTCTTTTTGGTGACGATCACGTCACAACTGTTGAAGAGGCCCTAGAAAAATTTTGGAATATGAAAAATCATGCTGAGATCCTTGAACAAGATTTCGGAATGAAGTACACTTCCATAAATAAAACTGCAGAATTACCAACAGAAATGGAATGGTCTGAGACTCGCTTTCTCAACCGCGATGTTCGAAAGGAAGGGCCTTTATCCTCCTCTCGATTACCGCTCGAAGACATCTTCGACATTCCAAATTGGATGCATGACAACGGTTTGTCAGATGAAGAAAATCTTACTTCCACAGCAAGATCTTTCATTATCGAAATAGCAAAGCATCCACGTGACCTCTTTGAGACATCAAAGAGCACTTTGAACCTAGCACTTATGGAGCTAGGATTCAAACCAATCACAGACCTCACTTATGACTCACTGCAAGCCGATCGCCTCGGCTATACAGATAGTGACTTGATGGACACTTCGAATTCACTCAAATTCCAAGGTCAAATCTCTCAAGGGGTGGACCCCTTCCAGAGATGCCTTTTCAGAGGCCAATCAACTGAACCCAAGCAAACAGTCAATCTTGAGGAGAAAATGCAAGTAACCAACCCTCAAGAGTCTCAGAAAGAAGAAACCGTAACTTTCGGAGATAATGTTGGAGTTTCCATACCTTCAGCAACTACAGTCCTAACACCACCAAAAGTGAATATTGATACGGATCCCTATCCAGATCAAGGACTAAAGAGTGTGTTGTCACGACCTTATATCGTGACTTTCCCGTGGCTGGGAAGCTCAGCATTTGGCACACTCGTTAAAACATTCAACTATCCAAATGATTTATTGACCCCCAATATCATTGAAAAGTTGAGTCGTTTTCAGTACTTTCGCTCGAAAGTCAAAGCCGCCTTCAGAATCAATGGTGCCTCCTTCCACTTTGGAGCCCTATTGATAGTTTTTGTTCCTCATTATACCAACTACAATCAAGTTGCTTATGAACAGAACATTTACACAGCCGCCAATCTCGGTGGTCACATTCTATCCCCAAATACGAATGAGACTGTTGAAATTGAGATTCCTTATGTCTCTCCCCGCAGATATTGGAATATGAAGGATGACCCTACAGTTGAAGCAACTGGGGTTTTTGGCAAAATATTTGTCTGGGTACTAGCCCCACTCCGAGTCGCCAGCGACGGAACAACACCTACACTACAAGTTATGGTCACTCATAACTTTGTTGATCCCGAACCTGCCGGTCTTGGACTGCGAACAACACCAATGTTCAAAGGACAAATGGAAGACGATGAACAGGAACTCAAAACCCAGTTCAAGTCTCAATCGAGCAAATACGCAAAGAGCAAGCACAAACAAATGAAATCAAAAGTCATGGACATATCTTCAATGGCAACTGGTGCTGTCACTAGTCTTCTAGACTCCGGTCTGGGATTCCTTATGGACAAACCAACTTCTGCTGAAGCAGTCACCAAAATCCGAACTGACAATAATTCTGGACTTTCTTTCGCAACGGGATTGGACTCTACGGAGCTCCTAGCCCTCTCACCCGAGAACAAAATTGCAAACGATTACAGAATCTTTGGAACCAAGAAAGATTATGATGACTTTAATGACTACAAGTCCCTTCCTGGACTTATCGCTCTTTATGAGTGGGCATCCTCAGAAGTCGAAGGAGATCGAATCTTTTCTCTCCCCGTGGACCCCCTACTTTGCGCACACACAACTGACTCTGCTGACAACTTCTATTGGAAGCACCATCTTGCCAATCTTGCCTCGTTTTTTGCTTTCTGGAGAGGATCTATCAAGTATCACTTGATGTTCTTCACCAGTAAGTTCACAACAGGCCGACTTGCATTATCATGGTTGCCTGATCCTACCTTTTCGTCGCCACTCGCTAATAACGAGTTTGGAGACAAAGTCACTCACGTCATTGATGTAACAGGAGACACATCGTATTCATTTGCGATCCCATATCTCCAAGAGACCTCCTGGTTGTTCACCAACCAGGTAGACGCTGCCAACGTCTTACCCAATGCATCATGGGATGGTCGCAATGGACAGATTGTCCTTTCCGTCATGAACCCCCTCGTGAACGGAACCGACGCTAACGATTCTGTCGTTTTCATTGCCCTCTTTGTTGCTGGAGGACCAGATTTTGAGGTTGCTAGACCTCTATCAATGCCTACCTATCTGCAAGATGCAACTGCCAACCCTTCTTTCCCTTTCATAACTAAAAAGGACGTGAAGGACAGCAAACAGGAAAGTGGCATCCCTAAAAAGATGTCTAATCCTAAAGAGACAGGTACTCACAAACTGACATTCAAAGGTCAAATGTCAGAAGCAACAACTTCAAACACTGACCTCAGATCGCTATTTGAACGACCTTTCCCAACTCTGATTGAGACCAAAGTTAATGTCGAGGACGACATACTTATGGGCGAAAAAATAGGACGATGGACTGAACTTCTCAAACGATACACTATCAAAGAGAATATCTCTGGAACCGCAGCCAACAACTACGTTCTAACCAGAGCGTTTGAGAACACCATAGGAGACATGTCTTTGTACTCCTTGATCACTCGAACATTCCATTTTAATCGGGGCGGTTGGAGATCAAAGATCAACGTCTTTGCTCATTCAACCACGCGATTGTCCTTATTTGCCAGAAACATTGTTTTCACTATTGCGTCGGACACGACCGGGCTCCAACCCGGACTGTCTGGTGCCTGTGAGATATCTACTGGCTTCAGAGATTGGATCGAATTTCAGATCCCTTTCTATTGCGACGTGAATATGCGTTGCATGACAAACTACACTTTCGAACGACGTTACGTTCCAAGTGCTGAGGTCGTCATTAGTAATAATGACGGTGCCGCTGTGTTCTCATACAGTGGCAACTGGTGGCTTTCCATTGCTGATGATTTCAGCATGGGTTGGCCAACGTCTCCAGTCCCCATTTCAGTGCCTTTTGCACTGACTAAGACACATTGACAAACAACTCCCCATTTAAGGTTGAGTTCCCAATGTCACG